TCTTGTAACAGAGCGCCTTCACGCTTTTCTGTTTCTTCTTGATATGCTTCAGTTGGTTCGCCTGGCTTACGTACTACAACAAAGTCTGCGCCGACTGAACAGTTAGAGCAGATATATTCGTGTAATTCGTATGGTGTTGTAGGATAGTCTAAAACCACTTCATAGACGCTAACTGATTCGTTACGGATCTTTGGAAAATCTAGTGGTAATGATTGTGTAGGTGTTGTGCCTGACTTTTTAAAACTTGTTACACTATAACGCTCTAGAGCTGTTTTAAGTGTTGCTTCTTTATCGGCGTCAAAAGTACCAGCGATTTTAATTTTAAAATCGTACTGTTTTTTGCTCTCGGATAGGTATTCTTTAAATGATTTCATATCAGTTTCTAAGTATATTATTTATCCATATTTTTAAGTTTCGCTATGAGACTATTTAGGTCAGAAATCACGTAACCCTCACCAGCAACTAAACCACCGTCGCTGTTTGCGTTGTTCTTTTGGTCAATGGCTAATTTCTTCAATTGAAGATCGACCATTTTTAGTTTTTTGTCAATTTTAGCAGATTTAGCACTAATAGCCGCATTGAGCATATTACCCGCAACTTCAAACATACGGGTGCTATAACGTGCTTCTACATTCATTCCTAGATCATAAAGATCGTCAAATGCTTGTTCTGCTTTACTTGCTAAAGCATCTAGTTCTGTATCACTCATATCGCCCAAGCCTTTTACTGTAGGTAGAGCGGCTGAAATCTTGTCAAATTGCGCTAAGTTTTCTTGTAGATCAATATGAGCAGGAATTGCCTCGACTGGAGGCTTTTCTAGAGGTTTTTCCTCTGCTGGACTGATGTTTAGTAGTTCTTCTAGTTTCTTAGTCATACTATTACTTATTTTATTTCTTACCAGTATGGAAAATATCGTGTTCGTTTATAACCCTAAAACGAAGCCCATTCTTTGCGGCCCATTGATTAGCTACTTGCCACTTGGCTTGATTTCGTACGAACTGCGCTTGATTGTAGGGGTTCTTTCCTACCTTTTCTTTTATCTGTTGATTTGCTGGTTTGATTTCCCATAACTCAGCATGGGTGTTTTGTTTGTTGTCTACATAGACTACTAAGAAGTCTGGAACATATATACTTTGCTTTCCAGTTAGAGGATCTCTATAAGGAATCTTAATTGACTCACTAGCCCATTGTTGAATGTTAGGATTGTTGTCACACATGCGCATGACTGCTAACTCCCAACTTGAACGATAATACGGAGTCCCTAATCCCATATACTTCTCTGGGTTTTTTAAATTGTAGGGACCCTTGGCATATTTTAAGCTCAAGGTCGAATCTCTCTAGCAACGTCAGCAGTTGTAGAATAATTTACACTTAGTCCTAGAACGCTAGTTTTAAATCTATTAAAGTTTAAAATTTCAGTAACCAGTGCTGTTAGATCTACTGAACTTAATGATTGAATATTCTCAATTACTTGTAATGGATTGTACCCATCTATCTCTGCCTGATAAAAGATAATATGAGCGATAGTTTCTGACGCAACAACACCAAACCCGTTACCTTCAAAAAATCCTTTAAGGGCATCAAACGCACCTGCTGGCATTGGGAGGTTGGTTGTATAATAGTTGTCTAAATTCTGAACAGTAAGGTTCGCACTATTACTAGTTGTTTCTTTTGGAATATTAATATAAAATTTTGTCATTATGGTTTACCTGTTGGCGGAGTTGATTCTGAACCAGACTTCGCAACATCGCTCGGAGTTGCTTCGACCCAGCTTGGATTAAAATTAGTACCAACTAACATTGTACCAGTGCGTGGACCAAAGCCTAATGATTTACTTAATGATCCTAACCCGCCGCCTAGCATGCCAGCAATACCACCACCAGAACTAACTGCTCCTTTAAGTGCCGAATTAACAAGACTTTGACCTTCTTGTTTTAATCCTGCTGAAGTAATATTTCTAGCATTGTTAACTAAGTTTGTTCCTGCTGAGAATATACTAACTGCGGCCAACGGATTAAATGCGGCACCACCGGATAATAATGTATTAGTAGCACCAAAAATATCTTGAGTTCCTTGAACAAGTCCTCCTGGTCCAAATACACTAGCAGTTCCACCACCAAATATACTTAATGGGCTTGGCGCACGATCGTAATGGAAAGTGGCAAAGCCGGGAGGATTAACATCTTTGAACACAGCACCTTCGCCGTAAAAAATTGTTTCGTACTGGAAGGTCATTCTACTTGATGCTGTTTTAGTTTGTGTTTGATCTAATTGATCATGCTCCCAAGATTGTATCAAGGGATTAATAAATGAATAACTTGTAAAGCGTTTTTGATTCATTTGATAGATAGTAATACTATTAAAAAATGGTACGCTTTGATTGTTGTTTAAACCATATGCTCCGTGAATACCTTGGCGAGCATCAGTTCCTTTGCCGCCTTCAATATTGTCTGTTTGATATTTGGTATTTTGATAACCAAGTGGCTTTACTGGATTGGCAGTTAGCCCACCTACTTGTGTTCCCCACCATGTATCACGATAGTAATATCTAAAGTAGTTAACCCACAAGCTATTCGTTACGTTGCTCATGTCATCGTGGAATGACATTGATACCGGTTGATAATTTATTTTCTTTTGTATTAACGTTTTCTTATTGTACTGATTCATTACTTCTGTATCAATATTAAACTTAGGTAAGTCAGCTGATTTTACTAACATACCAGCTTCGGCATCTCTACGCTGTTCTGACCACATGACTTCACTAATCGCATCTCGATTAATATTAAAACTTACATAATAAATCCAGCTATTCTTTGGTGTAAGAGCATATACGTCATCTACGTATAAATTACTCGCATGTTGGAAATCCGCCATGTTGCCCTTGGGATGGGTAACACCTTGAGCAACTTGAGTAAGGAAATCAGTTATTGAGGGCATGATAATATTTAGCCATTAAAAAAGACCCGGTATTATCCGGGTCTTGACGACTTTGTACTCGACTATGTCGATTGGGTATTTGTTTATTAACCTGTTGATAACGTACCGATAGTACGTCCAATGTTTGTACCGATACCTAATGGGTTACCTGATACATCAGTTTGGATTGCGTTATCGTAGGCAATAGATAATGTAATATCCATTGGATCTGATGAGCTATAATCGCCTTGTTGATATTGAGCTTGCTTTACAAAACAACCTAGTAACTGGAATGTTTCTAAAACGTTTGGCTCAAAAGCACCATTGCCACCGTCTAGGATTTCGATCTTAGTAGTAAACTTGTAATCGATGCCTGAACTAGCACTAGCTTGCTCAAAGAAGTCGAACTGTTTCTGTAACTGTTCTCCAACTAGTTTGCTTACTGCGCCACTAACGTCATCACGTACAACCAATTGGATGTCTTCCCAATTATGTTTACCAGCAATTTTTACACGGCTGTTGTAAACATGAAGTTCGACTTGATCGAATGTTAACTGAGGACGACCAACAGTAACTACCTGTTTAGTTAGTTCTGTAGTAGGTTTGCTAACACCAAAATTTTCTACAGTAACGCGAAAGCGATACTTTAGTTTTGGCATCAACAAGCCTTGGCTCGAAGAACTCTGTCCTGGAGGTAACGGTACTGATAATTTGCTTAAACTTGCAATTGACATATTATATTGCTCCTTGTTCCTTAATATTTAACATTCTCTTATTGACCTGTACTCACGTTACCAAAGTTACCTGACTTGATAGCGCCAGTGTTTAACAAGCGAACTGGAATGTAAATAAATTCGACTGCTTTTACTGGTTCAACCGCAATATCAATCCATAATTCTGAACGATCAATTCTTGTCGGTGTGTTATTACTTGTGTCGCAAACAACGATGAAGTCGTATAGAGCACGTTGACCTACTAATTCTAATAGGAAACTCTCTACTGCGTTCTTGGCTTCGTTACGTGTTAGTTGATCATTTGGTTCGAACAAGAATGGACGAACTAATACATCTAGTTGACGACGTAGGAAAGCTACTAAACGAGCTACGTTGATACGATCTAATGCGCTAGAACCATTAGCACGAGTATAGTTACCAAAGTTAACAATACCTGAACCATTTAGTGTTGCGATTGGGTTAACCTTAACACCTGCTAGTACATCACGTAAACCTGTTGGTAGTGCTGACTGAATGAAAGCACCTGTTGAATCAACATAACCAACTGCGGTAGCATTGTCAACAACACCGCGGCGGATACCGCTCGGAGCAAACCATTGATATGATTTAGCATCGCTGTTAACGATTGTACGTAACATCATGTGACTTGGTGGAACAACAATATAGTTGCCTGTGTTATCGTTTGTGTAACCACTTGGATAGAACATAGCTGTGTATTCGTTGTATGTCACTGCGCCTGTTTCGTTATTGTCTAGTGCGCCATGTGAGTTAGCACCCCAATTCTGTAAATCTGTACCATTAGCTGGTAAACGGAATGGAGTATCACCAACAACAAATCCTGTATCAGCACGATCATTGTTTAGGCCTACTAAGTTTTGAATTGCTTCTGGATAACCTGGGCAAGCAATTAAGTTGAAAATCAATGTATCTGTATCACGGATAGTTTGATTTGTATCAATTGTTGCTTTTAGTTCTTTAACAACATAAGCACGTTGAGCTAGACGACCAAATGTACCTACACCGAAGTCGCTGTTAGGACTTACAGTTACCCAACGATCTGCGCTGTACGCTGTTGTTGAGTTAGAACCATTCATCGGATCATTGTTGAAGCGAATGTTTTGACCGTTGTTGCTGTTAATGTCGATATGTCCTTTCATGAACATCTTAACATTGTAACCTGAACGGCGTGTGTTCCATAGACGTGTACCACGTGGGTATAACGCTGGATCTGGACTATCCGGATCTACATAATTGCTTGCTAATAGAGCGGCAATAGTTGAAGCACTTGTGCTTGACCCTGTTGTTGCCCAACGAGCATCGGCAAATACCCAACCTTCAGGACTTGTATGATCTGTTGGATCTTGTAGTTCCCATTGTAGTGTATTACCGTTGTAAACATGAATTGTTTGACCATACATATCAGCATTGCCTGAACTAATCCAGATATCACCGTTAACTAATGCGTTACCGTTGGTCTGTGTAGTTGGCTGTGTTACTGAAACGATAGGACCAGTTGCGTTTGAACTTGGGAAAGCATTTAGATAACCAACAAACTTAGCACCATCGTGATACATAATATCAACTTCGTTGATAACTGAACTGTACCATAATGTACCATCTGCTGGAGTTGTACTTGGAGCAACAGAACTAGCTGTGTAAACTAGAGGTTGCCAATTACTTGCTTTATGAGTGTATCCGTCGACTTCATGTGTGCCTGCGGCATAGAAGTTAGTTGTACCTGCCCAAACATCGCTAGTTGGATTAAATGTCCATGCGCTAAATCCTGCTGTACCTAAAATGTTTTGTGGATCTTTAAATTTAATTTCGCCACCTAATGCGTGGATGATACTTACTGTACCATCACCGTTTAGTGTAGCTGAAACGTTTGTAAATCCGCCACTGTTAACTGCTGTTACAAGAGCTTCTAGTGTAGTACCAGTGATTGTAAGAGCTTTTTCGTTAGCATAGCTTGTTGAGCCTGCTACTGTTTCTTTAACAGTTAATGTAGCACCGTTAGGTAATGTTGGAGCAACTGATAGCTTTGTACTTGTTACTGTAGTTGGGCTAACTGCGGCACGACGCTGAACACGGAACTCAACTAATTGAGTAAAGTTTGTGTTTGTACTTGCTGAGCCATCACCGTGGTTGAAATTGCTTTCAACAAACAATGTACCTACTGGTAATTGTGTTCCACCTGTTTTGTCCATAGCGTAAATTGCTGATTCTGCTGTTGGATAAATTGGAGCGGCTGATTGTACAAATGCCTGTGTGTTTGCGTTATATTGTTTTACTACCCAACTTGCGCCGTCATTCGGGCTAGTTGTTTTAACATAAACAGAACCACTCGGAGTAGTTGATGAATAGTTAGGATATTGTGTGTGCGGAGCAATAGTTAATGCTGGGCCAGTATAGTTACCAGCTGTAATACCTAATGCTTGTAATGTAGAAGCAGTACCACCGATTGTTACTGAACCTGGATATGCGTCAACATACACTTCTAATTGGCTAGAACTATTAACTTTAGCACCAATACCGCTTGTATGTAATGAGCTATTAATTGCTTGAGCTATGTACAGTAGTTACTATTGCTCAAGCAATTAATAGCTCA